GAGACATGAGCCTTTTAACAAACACTTTTCCTATACCGATTCCGCGCAGTGAATACCATGTATGCAGGCTGGTCGGAGGTTTACGGTATACCATTTCCGGCGGTACCCATGGCGGGCATGAGGGTGGAAATGGCAGCCACAGTCACACGGCCGCGCCACCACAGATCAAGCCGGGAGACAGGGTCCTGGTGGCCTGGGTGCAGAATGAGGCAGTTGTTATTGACGTGGTAAGTTAGGAGGCAGATATGGCAGAGAATCAGCTTTTTCCGGTGTTTGACCTGCCTGAGATACCAGACAACCCGGAATATGATGAAAGATATTATCCGTCCGTTTATTTTGACTTTGCAACGGGCGATTTTTTACGGGATGGAGCAGGCAGGATGATCGCCAGCGGGGGCAGAGAGGCATACATGCAATGGTGCCTGAAAGTCGCCAGTACGGAGCGGCTGAGCTGCCTGGCTTACAGTGACGATATAGGCACGGAGTTTGAGGATCTGGCCGACATACCGGACAGAGAATCCCGCGAAAGCGAAATTGAGAGGACGATCACAGAGGCATTGCTGGTGCACCCGGCGACCGAGTACGTCCGTGATTTTGAATTTACCCATGAGGGAGACGAAACATATTGCAGTTTTAATGTGAAGGGCTTCCCATGGGAGGAAGATGAAACACTGAGCATACAGCTGTAAGGAGGTGAGAGAGGTGGCAAGTGATTTTATAGTACCGGAATTTTTAGAGGATTGCGACGCGGACACGATACACGCACGCATGATGGATGAACTCCCGGACGACATTGATAAAACGGAGGGCGGTTTTCCATGGGATTTTACCCGACCAACGGCATTGATCGCAGCAGAGCTGTTGCAGTTTTATATTCCGGAGGCAATAAAACTGATGTTCCCGCAGTGGAGCAGCGGCAGCTTTTTAGACTACCTGGCAGCTGGATCCCAGACAAAGAGAAAGGCAGCCACATACGCAGAGGCAGTGCTGTCCCTGGAAGGAGAACCCGGCACGATAGTACCGGCGGGCACTGTATTTGCGACCGAGGCAAAGAATGATCAGCCGTCCATTGAATTTGCAGCAGTAGAAAGCTGCATACTGGGAGAGGACGGAAAGGGCACCGTGCTGGTGCGTGCGCTGCTGGACGGACGGCAGCCGAATGTAAACGCTGGCACTATTGTGTTGATGTCTGAACCGGTTGAGGGAATCCGGACGGTTACGAACAAAGAGAAAGCGACCGGAGGAACCGAGGAAGAAAGTGACGACGATCTGAGAGAGAGGATCCTGGAAGCAGACGCCTCGGAAGAAACCAGCTATATAGGCAACAATGCAGACTATAAGAGATGGGCCAAGGCAGTAGACGGAATCGGGGACGCGATTGTTATCCCGGAATGGAACGGGCCGGAGACAGTAAAAATTGTATGCCTGGATCAGAACGGAGAAGGAGCAAACAAGACCCTGTTGGATGCAGTTTACAATTACATTATGGCACCGGACAACCCGGCAGACCGACTGGCACCGCCAAACACAATCCTGACCGTGGCAGCACCGGATCTGGTAAATATAGCCTATTCCTTTACCGTTGTGCTGGCAGATGGCTTTGAACTGGACACCGTTATATCCAGCTTTAAAAAGTTATTAGAAAGTTATTACAAGACGGTTGCGGACGACGGAGCCGTCAAGTACATAAAAGTACACGCACTTCTGACCAGTACGCCGGGGGTTGAGGATTTTACAAACCTGCTGATCAATGGCAGCACGGACAACGTGCGCATTGAAAATGACGAATATCCGTATACGCAGGGAGTTGAAGCAAGGGAGGCAGAGTGATGGATCTGGAAAATTTCCCTACACGGGAAAGTGCAAAAGACATGCTGAGCATGGTAAGCCCGATCTATGACCGTTCCTATGTTGGCAAGTGGATTTTTCAGGTCATGGCGGCACCCATGGAGCTTGCGCGCGAGACCGTGGAAGATATAAAAAAACAGGCGTTTCCGGAAACAGCAACCTGGTCGCTCCCCTGGTGGGAAGAACGATACGGAATAAAAGGGAATGAGGGCAAAAGCCTGGAAGAACGGCGGCGCCCGATTGTGCAGAAACGAAACACAAAACGCCCTATGAATCCGTACCGTATTGCAGCCCTGGTGGCAGAAATTTCCGGGCGGGAGGTTGAAATCTATGAAAACGTAGCACCACACACATATGAGGTTATTATCCGGCCAGGCAGCAGCAATGTTGACCTGGCCGCTGT